ATTGTCGTCTGTTTTCGGTCAGAATACCACGAATGTTTGCCATTTTGCATGAATCCATAAAGCACAGGTTCATGCTGCCATTGATAATCTGAACGTCCCAGAACAAGGCTATCTTTAACCCAGATACAGCACCCTGCAAGATGAAATCCTGCATCAATAAATGCTTTTCTGAAATTCAGACCCTCTGTATCCGCATGAAATACATAGGCAGCTCCACCCTTTTCCAAGTGTGCCGCCATGCACTGAAACGATGAAAGAAGAAAGTTGTAAAACTCTTCATTCTTTATGCTGTCGTTCTGAATAGTAAGTCCGCTTGAACTTTTGAATGACACTCCATATGGTGGGTCAGTAAGTATCAAATTTGCCTTTATATCACCAATAAGTGTCGATACATCTTCCTGCAAAGTCGCATCACCACACATTAATTTGTGCCTGCCCACAGTCCAGACATCTCCTCGCTGTACAAACGCAGCTTTTTCCAACGCAGAACACAAATCAAAATCATCGTCCTGCGCTTCATTTTCAGAATCAAGACCAAATAAATCTTCAATTTCCTTTTCATCAAAACCTGTAAATTCAAGGTCATAACCAAGATTTTTCAGCTCTTCCATCTCAATTGCAAGCAATTCTTCGTCCCAATCAGCATCAAGTGCCATTCGGTTATCAGCTAAAATATACGCTTTTTTCTGTGCTTCTGTCAAGTGATCAGCGTACACACAAGGAACTTCTGAAATTCCTTCTTCCTTGGCTGCGATAGTTCTTCCATGTCCTGCAATTATGTTAAAATTTCGATCAATTATTACAGGATTCACAAAGCCAAATTCTCGCAGACTGGAGCGCAATTTCAGAATCTGTTCTTTGCTATGTGTTCGTGCATTATTTGCATAGGGAACTAATTTATTTACGTCAATCAGTTCAAATTCTGTCGTTGTTTTTGCCATCAGTTCCCTCTCCTGTTTATTATTTTTTTCAGACCTTTTCTTGCGTCATTAATCTGACCTTTCACTGCTTGTCCCTTAATAGTTCTATATTGTTGCTTTGTTAAATATTGGCGATTCTGCTTTAAATCTCGCCAGAAACTATTATCCGCTTTCATGCTTTTTTCCTCACTTTCTGTAATGTTTATCTATTAAAATCATGATTAAAACGACGTATGTAAACCATAAAATCGTCTGTAAAATGGGAATAATCATTATTCTATTCTCCATTACTGTTGCTTTTGCTTTTTATTTTTTTCACATTTAACTTTATCTTCAAGCTCCTTGATAGTCTGCTTTAATTTTCCTACCTGACTGTTAATATATTCAATCTCACGTTCAATGATTGCTTCAGGATTTTTCCATGTTTCTTCAACCTCAATAAAATAATTTCGTAGTTTTCGACCCTCTTCACTACACTGTAACGCACAGATTGTTTTCGCCATCGACATTGAAATAATATGGTCTTTGTATTTCACAACTTTACCGTTACGTATTTCTTTCATTTCAACAAAGGGCGTATAATCCTCTTTATATTCAAACTCATATTTGCACATATTTGTAAACCATTTTCTATATGGGATTCTGATATTTAAAGCCTTATGAAGCTCTCTTCCCGAAATGACCGGCGATGAACTGCGTTCGGTATAGATTGTAATTAAGTTTTTCATTTATTTTCCTCACTTTTTTCTTTTAGAATTTTGTTTATAAAATATTTTTGACCTTTACCTGTAACTTTGGTTGTTTTTTTTATCATATACGGTTTATCCTGATTTTTAAGAGCATATTCTTTAATTTCAAAAAGTCCCATATCAAGGTATTTTTGTTTCGGATCATTTCTATCTGAGCCTGTTTTTATCAGATAACCGTTATCTCTCATCCATCTGAACAAGCGATTTTGACCCGTATCTACACCTTTTTGCCTGAGCAGTTTTGCTAAACCACCTATTGAAATTACAGAATCTGAGCCCACAACAGCATTTGCAAAATTCACCTTTGGTCGGTCAGATTCTATTTTTGATTCAAGTTCTTTTCTCTTTGCTCTTTCATTTTTCAGATTTGTCAAAATTCTGATTAACTTATCGGGATCTTGCAGAGCCTGTTCAAACGTTTCATCGGTCATATACGCACCGTGTTTTCTTATGCTCGGAAGAACTTCCGATGTTACCCAGTGCTTAAACTTCTTGGCACTTGGCAACTTGCTCGAAAGTATCAGACTGTAAAGTCCGCTTTCGTTGATGATAACCATATTTCGCATTTGACCTGATGCACTGATTTGGTGCATCAGCTTATCATCACTATCAACATGGCTTCTTATGGCGTTATCTGGTCGGTCATATCCTAAAATCTCCGCTACGTCCTTACCTACAAACCACACTATGTCATCAATTTCCATTGTTCTGACTGCACCAAATTCAGGGTTTTCAAATATTTTTATTTCACTTTTTTCCATTTTATTATTTTCTCCGTTTTAATTTTTTGAATTAAGCAACTGCTCCATCAGGTCATCCTGAGGTGTACTGTAAAATTCCGTTGCACAATTTTCCTTGACAATCTGCTGAATGTTTGCCCAGAGAATTGTCGACTGCCTCATATAATTCTGCGACATATGTACAAATGGCGATTGACAGGGATTTTTTGTCGTTGCATGACGACCGAGAAATCCAAGTTTCGTTATTGCCTCTTCGCACTGAATCCATCTTGCAACCGTCATTGCGTACTGCTCGACAAGAGTCGGATTGACCAGTTTCTCGCAACCGAGTTTTTTCAGCCATTTACAGACCTTTGTGTATATTTCGTCTGCGCCAAGTGGCTTACCATCTCGCTGTTTTTCCGACAAATATTCCGCAGGCTTTGGCATATCCACACCCTCGATATTTTCGGGAATATCGATTCGGCTAAGTTTCTCTTTTCCTGAAATAATCTTTTCAGCAAGCGATTTTTTCGGTCGCCCGGCACCCGGTCTTGCACCGCCTCGGTTAGTTCCGTCCTTTGCCATCAGGCTCATCTCCTTTTGTTTGATTTCGTTTGAAATTAAATCAAAAAATTTGCATAAAAAATACCGACAAATTTGTCGGTTAATAATTTCGATTCTTAGAATTTTTTTGATTCTGATTTTTTACCTGAAAATAGCCGTTTAAATAACCTCTTTGAATATTGAAAAATTCGTGTGTGACCACGAGCCGGTATCAGATATTCCCAGTTTTAGGGATTTTTAATACCCCACATTCATAAATTTCATTTTGTAAATATCTATTCTAAGCCGCTTTCTTATTAGGTAAATCGTTTATTATAATCGTTGTTAATTTTTATATTGTCTATTTTTAGCTATCATTTCAGCCGTCATCTTTAAGTTTTGCCACTTAGGTAATTTACTTATTATCGTTCAGAATTTTTCCGATGTTTCCAATGTGTACACAGGATTTCTATCTTCTGTCCATGTTTTTGTATCGTGACATCGCTTACAAAGTGCTTGATAGTTACTTATATCCCACATCAAATCATCATTGCCACGATGAGGTATGATATGGTCAACGACTGTAGCCTGCACATATTTCCCCTCAGACAGGCATTTTACGCACAATGGGTGCTTTTTTAAGTACTCTTTCCTGACTTTATTCCAACGATAATTGTAACCTCTCTTGTAACTTGGTGGTCTGTCAGGGTGCAAAGCTTTATGCTCATCACAGTACTTTTTATCTGTTAAATTCGGGCAATTTGGGTGACTACACGGTCTTTTTGGTTTCATTGGCATTTTCTTTTTCACTCACAATCTTTAAAGCTTTTTGGTGCTGTTGTTTCACCCATTCAACGTCCTCGCAAATCTCATCAGCGATACATTCCCACGAACAGTTTTTCAAATATCTCATTTTCAATATTTGTCTATGTATAGGGTTTTTATTTATCATTATGATATCTTCAATATCTTTCTTTTGCACCGTAAGATTTACAATTTCATCTGCGTAATCTTTAAGAATATTTATAATCACTGAGTCTTCAAAACTGTCGGAAATATCTTGCCACTGCTTGAATAATTCTATCTTCTCAGCGAGGATTCCGTCTATTCCTCTGAATTTTTTTAAAATTAATTCTACCATTTTTTCCTCCATTGGGGTACAAAAAAACCTCCATGAGATTTTCTCCCACGAAGGTTTCTTTTTATCTGATTTGCTATTATATATTATATCACACCTTTCGACTGCATGCAAGTGCACGCAACTGCAAACGACTGCAAACTTTTTCAATCAAGAAGCTCAATTGCTTCTTGATGAATATAATATGCCTTTCTTTCGCTGATATACATCTCCTTTGCGACAACTTTCCAAGGCTTAAATTCTATGTAATGCTTTCTCAGTAAATCTCTTGCATCGGAATCTTTTATGGAATTTATTTTTATTTTCATAGGTTCAGAAAAAATTCTAATTTCCTTGTTAAGTTCTTTTATCTCTTCTTCAAGTTCGATTATTTTAATAATATTACTTGATATTTTATCATTAGATAATTGCGAGTTTCTGGGCATATCGTTATTTTGAATCCCTGATATTCCCTCAGCTTTTTCACGAAGCAAAAGAATTTCATTTTCCTTTCGCTCTATTCGCTTTTGAATTTTTTTAACTTGTTCTAAGTATTCCTTCGCAGTCATTAATTTTCCTCCCTGTTCAATTCAGCTTTAACGGCTTCAATAAGCGAATCCTGAATCTTTTCTTTTTGAATCAGAGCCGTGA